GTCTCCTAGACTATGTCTACTATGCTTTCCGTTTGCGGAGGCTTGGTCTGTCCTCCCTTTAGTTGTGCCTGTAAATAAAAAGTTAGTAGCCTGATAGACTACTCCACAATGGTTCTGAGCGGTGTCGGCATAGCTAACTACTATTTTAGGTTTCGGTAACAGCTTTAGCGAGTTGCTTATAAGGTAACTTGCTTCGTTTTTTTCGTTGTTTATCAGCACTAACCTGTTTAACTCAAGGACATCCTGTTTGTAGGCAACTCCGCAAATCCCTTTGCATAGAAAAGGTGACGCCGGTGATCCGTAAGTGACAATGCCAATGATTTTATTGTTTTTAAATAAACCATAAGCAAAAGAAATAGAAGGCATCCGTTTTGCATAATGCACGTTTAAAACTAAATCTTTTGTTTGCTCATAGGATATCTGTTTAATCTCTAAATCTTTCAACAAATTGTTTATCCTGCATGTTCGTACTCCGTAAAAGTAAAATTGAAGTCCAACTGTATACGACAATATGGGAGTTGGCAAGTAAAACAAAAAAAACCCCCGCAACTAGTCAATTGCGAGGGTTTTTCGTACCACCAAGTGCCTACGGAGCACAAAGTAAGTATACGCGACAATATGGGAGCATTACAACTATTGTTTGGCAGTAGAATTATTTTTTAAATCTTCCTGCTCTTTGTATGCGCTAAACATTACACGCAGTTGTCCACTGATGGTACGGCCTTCTTTCTTAGAACGTAACTTAATTTCTTCGTACACTTCCTTTGGAACTAACACGCTTTTCCACTTATCTGTATCCATTTTCCACTCTCATTATATTAGTTGTCGCGATTGTCTGAGACTATATAGGATTATATATAATAAGGCAACAAAAACCCCGCCGAGACGGGGTAAACCTAATGGGAAGAGTTACTGCTTAGGTTTTTTTTCGCAAAGTGGTTTGATCAGGGGCTTTCGCAACCAACTGTCATTAAATTGTTGCAACAACCGGACACGATGTTTAATTTTGTCATCGCGTTTTCTAACAGGTATGTTTGTACTCATATTATTCAGCCTCTCCCCAAGACGCTCCTATCTCAACGTCACATTTGCTTGGAATCTCCAACGGAACTGCCCCGACCATAATTTTTGCGATCTCTTCGGCCTCTTCGCGGTCCTTAACAGACATTGCGAGCTCGTCGTGTACCTGAATCATGGGCAGTCGGCCCGACTTGTAGATATCTACCATTGCTTTCTTGGTCATGTCCGCGGCTGACGCTTGAATTAACCGATTCAAAGCTTTATAGGTGTATGCTCGCTTCAACCGGGTGGTCTCTCCGTACTCTTTTATAGCATCGCGGTATGGCAGAGCCTTATTCATAGCAAATGTATCGGGTTCCCACAAGTCAAACCGGCATTTCCTGCCCAGAATCGACCTAATTGAGCCCGCACTTGACTTATCATTGAGTCGATTAGTAACACCTTGCATCAAACCTTTAACAAACGGCACCCGGGAGTGGTATTGCTTGACTAGTTGCTTGGCCTCGCTTACCTCGATATCCATCTGCTCTGACAGTTTGTTCACACCCATGCCGTACATCATTCCCAGATTGATGGTCTTAGCCTGCTTACGCGAGATGTTAGCCATTTCCGCGACCATTGTATGAAAGTCCATGTCTGGGTTATTATTGTACCCGTCCACAAACTCTTGGCAGGCGTCCAATTCTACTCCCCTCATCTTTCCATAAACGTGCGCGTAATGTACCAAGATGCGCGGTTCCTGTTGCGAGAAATCTATTGCCGCCCACTGCTCACCTTCTTCTGGTAAAAACAACGAACGGATCATGGGACCAATCACTGGGTCGCGGGCCGGGATCTGTTGCAGATTTGGGTTGGACATAGATATGCGGCCCGATACTGTACCGCCGTCGTCTGATCTTATCTGGTTGATGTGGCTATGAATGCGGCCATCATTGCGACAGTGCTTCATGATGGTATTGATGAAAGTGCCCGAAGTCTTATTCAGGTTCCGCGCCTCGAGGACGAGTTGGGCGAGTGGATGCTTATGCTCTTGCAAGAAAAGCTTCGTGAAGGACGGTGCGCCTTTTTCGGTCTTTGGGTAGTGGACCCCGACCTTATCGAACGCTTTGGCGAGGGATTGAGCGGCCCAGATTTCAACATTGGCCCCGGCCATATCTTTGATTTGTTTGATGACGCCCTTTTCCCGCTTGAGGATTTGGTCCCGGGTACGTTCAAGCCGGTTGGCGTCGATACGAACCCCCCGCATAGTCATATCTACGAGGCATGGGAGCAGGTCAAGTTCGAGATTAGCAATCGGCCAGAGGTCTTCCTTGCCCAACAAAACCGAAAAGCAGGACCACAACTCCAGAGTAAGTTCAGCATCGACTTGAGCGTAGGGTCCTACATGCATGGCAGGCATTTTCCACATCTCTGCCTTCGGATCAATTCCAAATTGACGGGCGGCCTCGACTAACGCTTTCTCAGACTTTGTTTTGTTCAGGTAATCATAAGCCAGAGAGTTTAACGTGTAGCTAAACCGGTTCTCATCTAGCAGTGAGGCGATCAGCATAGTATCGATGATACGGCCATTGACTGTAAACCCCATGCGTTTAATCCAACCCAGATCGTACTGGGCGTTGTGCATGATCTTCTCTGCGGGGCACTCAAACACTTTCTTTAGCCACTTGTTGACGATTCGTTCATCTAGGTTGCCACCGCCTTGGTGACGGATAGGTATGTACCCGGACCAGTTTTCTACTGCAATCGCGTAACCAACCACTTCGCCGTCCCCGGTGGACCATCCCGGTCCGTTTGTCTTCAAGTTCGGGTCGCGGGTCTCGACATCTATTGCGATTCGCACGGCACCTGTTAGGTCGGGTAGTTCCGTAGGGGGTATCCACTCTGTCTTGGGGGTGAACATTGCCATCTGTAAACTCATTCTTTAGTCCTTGGGTCGTCGTTCATTGAGTATCGCAAGTACCAAACGGCTTTCCGTTTATCTTGCTTGGATTCATCGTTCTTTTTGTTCATACGCCAGACATACTTAAAAGATGCAATCTCGGCATAGATGTTCACATTGTCCCTACCGAATGCGGCAACCATGGCGTCGATGCACTCGATCTCACTGTCGGCGTAATGACTAGGCTGTGAAACCATGTCTGGAGTTTCGTCTATTGGTTCCAAATTAAAATCTTTTTCCCAATCAACCGTTGGCAACTTCGATTTGCTGCCTTCACTTTTCGCTAGGGTTTCTGACCAATGCTCTGTCATATCAAGTCCTCTTCTTGTTGCAGGTCTTCTAGACTTGCCTTTGAATAAAACGCCGGGGTCTCTTCCCCAACCCATGATCCCAGTATATTGAACTCGAAGTATTCAACGGCCTCGTCGTAAGTCATACCGTCGTTATAAACTAAAATCTCCAACACCTTATCAGTGTCATACAATATTACTGCGTCCTGTCCGCATCTTTGGACGATGCCCATAATTGCGGCGTTGTAACCATCTGCTTTCAACATAACATTCTCCTATTAAAGGTCGTAACTTTTACTAACGTCTTCAGGCTCCACAATGAACAAACTATGCTTAGTTCGCGTCACCCCCACATAAAACACCCGGTGCATGTCATCGGGGTTATCGGCCATCTCTTTGTCGGCCGCAGGGGATAGGTCCGTGAACAACACAACATTGTCCGCCTCGCCACCCTTTGAGCCGTGTATCGTGGACACTGTGATGCGGGGCTCGCCATTGAACTTCTCACCTCTGCGCAACATTGCAATGATGTAGGCTCTGTCCTTCTCAGGCAGTTTATCCAGTGCCTCGTGCCAGATAAGGTCGGCACCGACCAACAGACCATGCTTACTTTGCAGTTCAGCAAGGGTCGCAAACTCTTGATCATCTAGCGCGGGTATCTTTTTGAAGCCTCGGGTAACGTGTAGCTTGATTGACATGAACCCATATATCTTACGGGCGACCTCACCGCTGACCTCACCACCCTTGCGCAGGTGTTCCCAACCGTTTACCGCAACACTTATGCGCTCCGAGATGGACCTGTGGCCGCGATAAGTGAAAAGGTATCCATTGGCACGTAAGTCCTCCGCTACGGGCTGTAACAGGTACCCTGCTTGCGCTAATACCAACCAAGACCCGTCAGCCATATCAACTGACGCTATGGTCGAGATGCGGGACACCACACCCTCTTCAGTGCGAGGTTCATACTTTTTCGGGAACCTACGGTGTATGCGCTTTACTACGCCTTCCGCAATGTGATGCACGGAGCGTGGTACGCGATACGATTGAGACAGGGTCTCGGAGCCTCCGGGCAAGTTAATAAACTGGTCAACGTCGGCACCCGCCCATCGGTAGATAGCTTGATCATCGTCACCTGCGCAGTACATCTTCTCTGATTTGGTGTCTAGCATGTGGGCAATGTCCCACTGTAGCGGAGACAAATCTTGAGCCTCATCTAGAAAGGTCAGCTTAAAGTTTGGGCAACACCGTTCTCCCTGCTCTGCAAAGACGGACAGCATGTCGGTAAAGTCATAGAGCCCGAAGCGTTCCTTATATTCACGTAGAGATTTATCCACGTAGTTTACGAGGTTCCACGACTCTTCTAACCGGCTAATATTGTATTGGTCCCGCAAAGGAACCTTACGCAACCGCGCTAGGTTAATGACACCAAGCACGGGATCGCTTGATTTAGTAACACTGGGTAGGTCGTCATCAAAGTTAGACACCTTGGAGCCATTGAGACTGACGCCGGTAACCTTAGACAACTCGCGGTAGTTCTCATCTTGCATGACTTGATCGCCACGAATGTCGGACATTGTCAGGGCCAAACTGTGAAGTGTACGAAAGTTGCACAGGTCATGCTTAGGGTCTAGGTTAAACCTTTCCGCCGCACGTTCCTTGGCTTCTGTCGCCGCCTTCTTAGTAAAGGCTAGAAAAGCAATATCCATAGGCTGTGTGCCCGACTCCAACGCTTTATCTACCATGTTCAGCAAGGTCGTGGTCTTACCTGTCCCGGGAGGACCAAATATTCTAAACATCGTTTTTAATCTTTTTCACTATCTGACGAATGCGCTCTCGTGTCACACCGTAGCGCAATCCGATGGCGGCGAGAGTCATCTTCTCTACGATCCGCAACCTGTAAATTTCAGCATTTCTTTCTTTAAAGCATGTCATTAGAACGGAACCTCATTTTGTCCACCAAAGCTTGGTGTAGTGATGTCTATATCGGCTGAAGCAAATGCCGGTACAGCCCAAACTCGAACTGCCCTGCCTTTAATCTTTAATACAGTACTCTCTCCGTTTATGTCGCGTAGCCGTTGAGCGATCTTATGGCTCTTGTAAGCAAACCATTTGTTCTTAGCTAAGAAGTTCTCAAAATCACGGAGTCGAAAGAAAGTAACATTGGTATCTTCATCGGTCCAAGGGCGGCGAAGCAGTATCTCTTCCTTGTCCTGTGCCTGCTGTAGAAACCTACAGAACTCTTCCAGATAGTCGTAGAACTGTCCGGCGGTACTAGCATCTACTGCAACCTCTATGATAGCCGACTCGTTCTCTTTCATGTCCGTGAGAAGCGTACTGATGCGACTCTCCCACGTCTGTTTCTGTACGGACCTTGGCATGAAGTTTAACTGCTCCATACACGCCTTTTGGAATACAGGCTGACTCATGAGCCCTTCCGTATCTAACTCCAAAGGCTCACCGTTAACGTCCATAAACCAGACTGGTGGGGTAGAGTCATACTTTCGCAGGTTAGCAATAGACGCGCCTTGTATCGCCGCTCCGACACCAAACTTGCGAGTACGGCATAACTCTTTGTTGCAGTATGAATTGATGGGTGCGTCATTACACTTGTAAGCATATTCTTTGCGGTGCAACTGCTTGGCGACTAGATTGACTTCATTCAAGGGTAGGGGCGGCACCAGATATTGCATGTTGTAGCTAAGTAGCTCGTCCTCCCAAGAATCCGGGTAAGCTTTACGCAGATAGACGCCGATGTTAAACAGGCCGTTGTTGCGTCCGCCTTCCGATATCTTGTTACCGCAGAGTATCTGTAAGCACGGTGGGCCGTCTGCCATGAGAGAAGTCTTTCCTTTCTCTGCCATGACTTGCAGGGCCTGCACCTGTTCCAGTGTCTGCGCATACTTCTCATGTAGCTCAAAAAACTCTTCAATGGTTCCGGAGGTGCCATCATCTCTAATTGCGTAGCGCAATCCTTCTTCGGCATTAAAGTAAGGCAGGTTTAGAAAGTTCCCTACGTCACCCCGGTCGAGGTGCAGTTTTATTTGCTTAGGGAATATCTCACTCTCGCCGTATCCCAGTGCCGCGCTCATGCACTGTAACGCTTTTTGCATGTCTTTGGCTTCGATCCAGTCGTTTGTAAACAGGAAGCAGTGCGCTCCACCGGACTTAGACCGACACACTACCAATGGCAGGTTCAGCTTTCGTATTTTCTCTATCAGTAGCTTGTGGTCTAACGGGTACTGATCTACATCTATGCAACCCCACTTGGAGTTGTTGTCTTCGTTAATTGGGATGATTCCGATCCCGTTCTTTCCTTTTAGGTGGTTCTCCCAAAGGAGCATGGTTCGGGGTTCGCGCACTAATCGTGCTTTACCCTTTGTCTTACCGTTCGGGCCGGTATTCTCTATCTTGAAGGTTCCGTAAGCTTCTTGCAGTCCATCAAAGATGGTCATGAACTTCTCTATAACAATCATTATTATGCCTTCATGTCCTGAAATGGTAAAAAAGGGCGACATTGGCCGCCCCTCATCTTACTAACCGTTCTTAAAATACAGAACGGTCTCCGGTGTTCGCATTGTCTTCGCCATGCTTGACGACTACATCACCGGCAGTGATGCTTTCAGCGAATTCTTTACAACGGATGTAAGTACCTTTCTCGGACACAGGGCTCACACGGGTCATTTCCCAACCGTGCCAACTACCTTTGCTGTTTTCTTCCTTATTGGTTTTAAGGAGGTAAATGTGACTAAAACGTGGTGGAGTAAAGGGACCATTCTTCCCTTGCATCTGTACTGACTGCATCATTGAGTTCCACTTACGTGACTTTTTAAGCTGAGTAGATTTCATAGCAATCAACGCCGTTTCGGCAGAGCCGTCTTCGTTAAGAACTACGACAAAGTGCTGATGAGTTTCTTCGATGTAATCACCGCTTCCACCTACAACGTACTCTTTGTTATCGTCCGGAGACCGCTCAGTCTTTGGACGTTCCTGCGTGGGCTCATATATAGCAATCGGAGCCGAGCTACCTTCACCGCGTGGTGACCACTGGATAAAGCGGCGCTGATATGCACAAGGGATAACCTTGATGCCTTCTCCGCCCTTATACAATGCGTTTGTAACGGTGTTAAGTATGTCACCCTTACGAGCATCGGTCATCTCGTCTAAGACCGGGTCATTGCCGGACAATACTTTGAGGAAAGGTAGTGCTAAATCCTCAACACCCATGTTGTCCATACCTATACCGGCGTCCTCTTCAAACAATGAGCTTACGTCGATAGATACTTCTGTGCTTTTGGCTTGCGCCACTGCTTTTGCTTCTGCCATTACATTTTACCCTTTTTAATAGTAGCTCTTTGCCCAACCCATGCCCCAAATAATTCCATTGGGAACTCTTCACCTGCTTCAACACGTTCTTTTACAAATGCCCGCAAGGTCTGCGGATGCACCTCAGTCTTCTGCTCGGCATAAAAGCCTTCCTGCTCTGCAAAAGATGCGAATGCACTAGCTTTGTCGTCTTCACCACGACCAAACTGACATGCGACAGTGTTCTTTATGATGTCGTCGTAACCCCGGTCACGTAGCCATTCAAAGGCTTGTGGTCGGTTATCGACGAGGATTGATGCCCCGTAAGTGGATTTCACTATGATTTCTGAACCATCATCTAGTGAAAATTTAGAAATGCCTATCTCTGCAAGCATTGCAGGCATCTCTTCATCCGTGAGTTTGAGAAGTTCTTTCTTATGCGCCTTGAGTTCTTCTTCAAGATGCGAGATAGTAGCCTCCTTCCCACGGATAGCTCGAGCCAGTCCGGCCACAGAATTGAGGCCCTCCTGATCAAGTTTCTCTACAGATGTCGCAAGATCGTTTTCAAAATCTTCCTCCATCATATGTAACACATCGCTCATCGCGTTTACTCCTTCGTTATTAAAGACACCGGTTGGGTCTTGACAAAGCTCTATATTATCTTATACTCGTAAACTGTCAAGAGGAATTTAACTAAATGATTAAAATAAACGACTTCAAGTTTAAAACCGAACCTTTTACCCATCAGATGCAGGCCCTGTCTGATTCGTGGGACAAGGACTACTATGCTCTTCTCATGGAAATGGGTACGGGAAAGACAAAGGTAGCATTGGATACGATATCCATGCTTTACGAGGATAACAAAATAAACGCCTGCTTAGTTGTGGCCCCTAAAGGGGTGTACGACAACTGGATTCGGGGTGAAATACCTACGCATGTGCCAGATAGGATAGAGCGTACTGTTCTGCGGTGGATACCTAGTACGTCAAAGAAGTATCAAGCTGAACTGGAGGACTTTACAAATAACTCCGATGGAAGTCTCAAGATATTTGTTATGAATACAGAGGCTTTCTCTACACCGAGGGCCGCGAACATTGCCTATCAGTTCTTGAGGAAAAACCCGGATAACATGGTTATCGTAGACGAATCTACGACTATTAAGAACCGTAAAGCCGCTCGCACAAAAAACATTATTGGGATGAACAAGATAAGCAAGTATCGCCGCATCCTCACTGGAAGTCCTATCACAAAGTCCCCGATGGATCTGTTTAGCCAGTGCTTGTTTCTCAACGCGAAGGCTCTGGAGTTCAATAGCTTCTTTGCCTTTCAAAGCCGGTACTCTATCGTGCAACGC